ATTATTTGAAGATGATCCGTATGTTGAAGATTGGGTTGAAGAAGCATTTGAAGGACAAGAAGAACGTATTGCTCGTGTAGGTTGGCCTATGGAGTATCTAAAGAGCAGTTTAGACAGTTACAAAGGTATGACTAAACGAGATCTTATACTCTTTCCGCATCGTATTGCTCCGGAAAAACAAGTTGATATTTTCCGCGATCTAGCAGAACAACTTCCTGAATATGAGTTTGTTATTTGTCAAGAACGTGAACTTACTAAGAATGAATATCACAACTTGCTAGGTGAAGCAAAGATGGTGTTCAGTGCTAACCTGCAGGAAACACTTGGTATTAGTTGGTATGAAGGCGCACTAGTAGATGCTATTCCTATGGTTCCAGATAGACTGAGTTATTCAGAAATGGCTGTACCTGAGTTTTTATATCCAAGTTTATGGACTGAAGATTATTCTTCTTATAGACAACATAGAAGAGAAGTAGTTGCTAAGATACGTGACTATATGGAAAACTATGATGACTATCTTGTAAGTCTAGATAAGCAACGTACTATATTAAACAAAGAATTTTTTAGCGGAGCAGCATTGTATGACGCAATCAAAGGATGATTACACTATTACATTAAATGGTGGAGAAACTATTGATTTAAGCGGTATTATAGATACCACAGATGATTATGTTTTAGACATATCTAGTATTAGTACTTCTAGTATGGCAGATAGTGTTTACACAGTGTCAGGTACAGATACTTTTACAATAAACACTGATATCAATAGTGATTGGATAATTGACACAGGTTTGAATAATATCAATACAAATGAAGTAGAACGTATGTGTAAAGAATATCCGGCATTAGAAAAAGTTTGGCGTAACTTCAAAAGTGTGTACGACATGGTTAAACAAGATTACAAAGGCAAGCAAGAAGCAGGTGAATTAGATGATGAACTTCCGTTCTAAATTTTTATCCTGGTTAGACAAGCTAGGACGCAAGCGAGTAATTATGGACCGTTTTGAAAATGAACCATACTTAACTCGCTATTATTTGTTTTTAAAAAACCGTAAATGGTTTCCCTTTAACGTGTTTCTACACAATTTTCATAAAGGAGATTTAGATGATTTACACGATCACCCTTGGCCTTATCTTACTATCATTATTCGTGGCGGTTATTGGGAGCATACTCCCAAGGGACGCTTTTGGAGAGCACCGGGACACATCAGAATTAGCACTCCGAGTAGTTTGCATCGCATTGAGCTTGAGCGCGGCGTTGATGCTTGGACAATCTTTGTTCCAGGTCCTAAAATAAGAGAATGGGGATTTATTCGCAAAGGCGAATGGGTTCAAAACGAACAGTACCTAAAAGAGAAATATGAACAATGATTAAAAAACACTACTACACATGGCAAGACGTAGAACGTGCATGTCTAAATATTGCACTACAGATGTACAACGATAATTGGAAGCCTGATTACATTGTAGGTATTACAAGAGGTGGTAACGTACCTGCTACTATTATCAGTAATATGTTAAACATTCGTTGCGAAGCACTAAAAGTTAGTTTGCGTGATGATAATGATGGATACGGTAATGAATCTAACTGTTGGATGGCAGAAGATGCATTTGGATATGTATACGATGATGCCGACAAAGTTACAGGCGGACCATTAGAAAAGAAAATTCTTATTGTAGATGACATCAACGACACTGGTGCTACATTTAACTGGATCAAGCAAGACTGGCAAAGTAATTGTTTGCCTAATGATCCTAAATGGGAAAAGGTTTGGCACAACAATGTTCGATTTGCTACGATTACAGACAACTTGTCAAGTGAATTTAATGGTAATGTAGATTATACCGCACATGAAGTAAACAAGGCCGAGGAAGATGTTTGGCTAGTTTATCCATGGGAAAATGTAGGTAACTATGATTGATGATTTTATAGTAATTGATGATGTTATATCAAAAACTTATCAAAATCAACTCGAGCAATATATGCACGAGCACCAACAATGGTGGTTCCAACAAGACATTACGTTTTCAGATCAGCATCTAAAAGACTTAAAAGAACAAGGAATAGATGTTGATTATCGACACGGTTGGGGTAGTATGATATACGATCCTGCAAAATCTTTTGGAACTATAAATCATTTATGTACACCTATTTTATATAATGCAATTGATTTAGCAAATTTAAATTTAAATAAAATAACACTAATAAGAGGATTTATGTCAGCACCAGCAGCTAAACATGTAACTCAGTTAGTTGACAAACCGCATGTTGATAATCCTAATCTTCATTATGTTTGTTTGTATTATGTAAATGATTCAGATGGTGATACTGTAATTTTTAAGAAAAAATCAGATGGTGTAAATGAATATGCATTAAAAGACGAATTAGATCCTACACAAATGGAAGTTCTTACATCTGTTTCACCAAAGAAAGGAAGATGTATACTGTTTGATGGCAGAAGTTATCACGCAAGTACACAACCTACAAAAAACATAAGGACTGTAATAAACTTTAATTTTTTATAATGCACGATTTAGGAAAACTACATAGAGACGTTATTAACAAATACAACGATGTCTTTTTTAAGACAAAAGATTTCGATTGGGCAATATTTATGAACGACGGCTTTGTTGCATTAGACAATGAAGGCTATCCTACAAATGGACGCTATCCAATTTTAGAAGGTGTTCATAAAATGTGGAAATATCAATGTCAATTATATATGGAACTATTAAATCAAGCAGAAATTAGTCCATACCAGTCATTAGGAAACTTATTAGACATAGGCTGCGGCAGAGGCGGTGGAGTAAGTGTATACGAAAAATATTATAAATTTGATTATATTGTCGGAATGGATTTAAATCCTAATCAAATTGAGTTTTGTAAAAGAGTACATAAAAACATTCAATTTGATCAAGGAAGTGCTATGGAACTCCCTTATGATGCAAATAGCTTTGATATAGTAACTAATGTCGAGTCTGCTAATTATTATGTTGACTACGAAGCATTTGTAAAAGGTCTAAATAGAATTATGAAAACAAATGGTATATTTATTTGTGCAGATACTGGAGACGAAAGTAGAGTAGACTATATAAAAAATATCTATCCTAAATTTGGGTTTAAATTAAAATCATATAATAACATAACAAAAAATGTAGCAGTATCTTGTTCTATAGAGAAATATAGAGTTTTAGAAAAATCTCAACTCTTAGCTGACATTATGATGTACGATGAAGAAAGATATTTTTTGTACAGAAGAGATCAAAAAATAAAAAAAGATGATTACCACATCTTTGTATTTGAAAAAAAGGAAACTACAAATGCCATTAATTAATAGAGAAGAAAGAATGCGCTATTTGAAAGCGTTAGAAGAAAGTCTTCAGCGCAAGTTTGAAGAACTTGAACAACAACAGGCTGCTGGTATAAAGTTCCAGCATATGCAAGGAACAAAAGACAGTATTGCTAGACAGAAACGTCTAATCAATAGTGTAAAACGAGAACTTGGTATAAAGTAAAAGGCAATTATAGAAAAGGAGAAAATAATGGCTTATGATAGAAACTTAATGATTGAAGCAATGATTAAACACGCTGAAGGACATATTGCTAAACACAAAGCAAATGTCGAAGTGTACTTCCACAATGCAGCAGGTGTTGGCGAGCATCCTGATATTCTCGAAGCAATTGAAAAAGAACTTAATATTGTAGCAGAATACGATGATCAAATCGCTATGCTCAAGAAATATTTTTAATGGTTGACAAAAACCTAAATAAAGTATATAATATAAACAATAAGACATCCTCGTCTTTAACTCGGAGAAAGAAAAATGAGCAAAGCAGAACAGATTAAAGCCCGTTTGCAAGATGCAAACATTCGCTATTGGGCAGGCGACAATATTTCAGAAGTCTTACAGAATGGCGATAAAGAGCAACTAATTGAAGAAGCAACTCTTGCATTTAATCAGGTACTAGACGCACTAGTAATTGATCGTTATAATGACCCTAATTCGCAAGGTACAGCAAAACGTCTTGCTAAAATGTATTTCAATGAAATTATGGCAGGACGTTATGATCCTGCTCCAAGTGCAACTGCATTTCCTAATGATTCAGACGAACGCTACGAAGGTATGTTAGTAGTACGTTCAGAGCTACGCAGTATGTGTTCGCATCATCACCAGCCAGTAAACGGTGTAGCATATATTGGTATTATTGCTGCAAATAAACTAATTGGTCTAAGCAAATATACACGTATTGCACAGTGGTGCGCTCGACGTGGTACACTACAAGAAGAACTTGCAAATGAAATTGCAAAGCAGATTCGACTAGCAACTAATGCAAGTCATTTAGGCGTATATGTACAAGCAACACACGGTTGTTGTGAGAATCGTGGCATTATGGCACATAGTTCGTTGACGCAAACCACTGTACTTGAAGGTGCGTTTAAAAACGATCCGGGTACAAAGAAAGAGTTCTTTGACAACATTAAACTACAACAGGAATTTGCTTGCTAATGGGTGATTATATTGCAGTGCGTATGGCACAGGTGTTTATTGTTGTAGTTTTCGCAATGGGCATGATTGGTTTAGTAAATGATTTAATTACAGGAAGGCTTCCATTATGAAACTAAGATATTCAGAAGCATTTTATAGTGTGCAAGGCGAAGGCAAGTTCGTAGGAGTACCCAGTGTATTCTTACGTACATTTGGTTGTAACTTCCGTTGTATGAACTTTGGCACAGGTGAAACAAAAGATCGTTGGACCCTGCACAAAGAAGGTAAAAAGTACAACGATGAAGTTGCAGAACTAATTGCTAAAGATGTTCATAAGACTACAAAAGAATTTAACGACTTGCCTATCATTCACACAGGTTGTGACACATATGCAAGTATCTATCCAGAGTTTAAACACTTCAACAAACTTGCAGAAGTAGATGAAGTAGTTGAACATCTACTTTCACTTACTCCAGAAGGTAAGTGGACAATGGACAATGGTCAAGATATACATTTGATCATGACAGGTGGTGAACCTTTGCTTGCTTGGCAAAAGTTATATATCGACCTATTCGAACATCCACGGATGAAGGACTTAAAAAATGTTACATTTGAAACAAACACTACACAACCTTTACACTCAGAGTTTTACGAGTATCTTAACACTCAAAACAGATTTGAAGTTACTTGGAGTTGTTCCCCTAAACTTAGTGTTTCGGGAGAACCTTGGGAAACTGCTATACTGCCTGTTGTTGCTCATCAGTATAGTACTGTTAACGGTAGTGACATTTACTTCAAGTTTGTTGTCGCTACTGCTGACGACTTTGAAGAAGTTACTAGAGCTGTCGAAGCATATCGTGAACGAGGCATCGAGTGTCCAGTATATCTTATGCCGCTTGGCGGACGTTCGGAAGAATATAACCTCAACGTCAAAGAAGTCGCAGAAGCGTGTATGGAACGAGGATGGCGATTTACTCCAAGACTCCACATATCGCTATTCGGGAATGCCTGGGGGACTTAGTGAAGAAGATCTTGACTTGCTACGTGGTAAAAAGATTACAGAAGACACATACGAAAAAGTAAGGAGGCAGTTATAATGGGATGGTGGAATAAACTTGTAAGAGACAAAAAAGCCGAAGAAGAAAAGGCACAATTCGAAAAAGAAAAAGAAGAATTTCTTAAAAAGAAAGATCCTAAGGAGTATGCTACAAGACGCAAAGAACCTTGGGTAAATGTACTTGATGTTAAAGTAAACGAAGATAATGTTCGTAATGGATTCTTTGAACTAGACTGGAACAAATATTTTATTCAGCAACTAATTGAAAATGGTTACGGTGTTGAAAACGATCCAGAAGAAGAAATTGTTGATCGTTGGTTCCGTGACATTGTGTATAATATGCTTGCAGAAGATGGTATGGATACTGATAGAGGTGCCGGTTATATTAATGTTGTTCCAATTTCTAAAGGAAAAAGTGAAGTATCTTAATGGTTGACAAGTTACAAAATATATGTAATAATGTATATTGTAACTAATAATATAGGCAATAATAGATGGCAACTTATGTACTAGTAGACACTGCTAACACATTTTTTAGAGCTCGGCACGTTGTACGTGGCGATATTGATACGAAAGTAGGCATGGCGCTACACATTACACTTAACAGCATTAAAAAGGCTTGGCAAGATTTTAATGCAGATCACGTAGTATTCTGCTTAGAAGGACGCAGTTGGCGTAAGGACTACTATGAGCCTTACAAGCGTAATAGGCAAGAAGCACGTGATGCACTTACTCCACGCGAAGCAGAAGAAGATAAAGTATTTTGGGAAATCTTTGACGAGTTTAAAGACTTTATTGATACAAAGACTAACTGTACTATGATACGTCATCCGCAACTAGAAGCAGATGATTTGATTGCAGGGTGGGTGCAAAATCATCCTAACGACAATCACGTTATTATTTCAACTGACGGTGACTTTGCACAACTAATTGCACCTAATGTAAAACAATATAACGGTGTCAGCAATACTACTATTACACACGAAGGTTACTTTACAGATAAAGGTACACCTGTTGTAGATAAAAAAACTAAAGAAGTTAAGCCTGCGCCTGATCCGCAATGGTTACTATTTGAAAAATGTATGCGAGGTGATACAAGTGACAATGTTTTCTCTGCTTATCCAGGCGTTCGCAAGAAAGGCACAAAGAATAAAGTTGGCTTACTTGAAGCATATGACGATAAGTCCACGAAAGGTTATAACTGGAATAATCTTATGCTACAGCGTTGGGTTGATCATAACGGTTCTGAGCACCGTGTTTTGGACGACTACAACCGCAATGTAACATTATGTGATTTGTCTGCACAACCTGCAGAAATTAGAGAGATAATTAATAACACTATTGCAGAAGTAGAAACTAAGAACATATCGCAAGTTGGTATGCGTCTTATGAAGTTTTGTGCTAAATGGGATATGCAACGTATTGCAGATCAAGCAGCATCTTTTGCAGAACCATTACAAGCGAGGTATTTAAATGACAATTAAAGCAAAACCAGTACTTAAAGATCGTTTTTGGATTGTTGAAGACAACGGAGAAAAAATAGGTACTATGTCGCTTAACGAAGATCGTTATATGTTTGCAAGCCCTATTGAAACATGTTTTTTCGATAACAAACGTCAAATTAAGAAAAAGTTTACTCAATTTATTTGGGGAGACGAAGAAACTAAACCTATTACAGAAGAAAAATATCTTGTACAAGGATATCCTACAAGTGTAAAACCATACAACGAAATGTATGATGTTAAAAGAAAACTGCCGTTGTTTACAAAGTCAGAAAAATCTAAAAGTTTATATTGTGCAGGATATTATGTAATTCGTTTTGACAAAGGTTGGGTTAAAAGTTTTTGCCCTAAACTAATTACTATTGAACGTTACGAAACTCATGGACCTTATAAAACTGAGCTTGAGATGCGTCAGGAGTTAAGTCGTGTCAACAAATGAGCCAATAAACACTATTCCTCTACAGCAGTTCCTTCAGCAAGTTAAAAATGCTGAAGGTTCTAGAGCTAGAGAAATTAAATTAGACATTAATACTGCAAAAAATCTTGCATTTACAATTGGTATTGTTATGAGCAGATTACATGGCGATTTAGAAAAACTAGTAAAAGAAAACAACTCCTCAAACAATGAAACCATCGAAGTAAAATTAGATGGTGGCTCAGGCTGGAAGTAAACTACGTAGATAACTTTAAAAAGAGATAAATATATGCGTATATTATATTAAAGGATACGCATATGAGTAGACCTAAACCGACGGTTATACTAGAATACATAAACAATAAAACTTATAAATCAGAACAGGTTCTAGAAGCAGAAGCTATTTGGGCTGTATTTTATCAAGGAAAACCTTTTAATTTAAAAAGTTCAAATGCTATAACAAACTATCCTGGACCTAAGTATAAAAAAGTTAGTTTTTCAAATCCAGGACACGCACACAATCTAGCCAAAAAACTTAACGAAATGTTCAATTCAACAGAGTTTGAAGTGTTTAAACTCACTGCTGGCGAAAAAGTTGAAGAATGAACTGGAAAGAGACATATACTAAACTTTTTCTTAAAGAATTAGGAAAAGCTGTAGATAATACTAATGTTAAACAGTATATGCCTCTTTGGTGGCAAAACACTAGAAGTAAAAATTCTGGAGGACTTCGCTTAACCGAGGAAGGATACGAAGTCTTAAAAAATATAGAACTTGCTACATACGATATTCCATATCCTAAAGATATGCCTCTTACTACACAAGTTATTATCTTTTTAGATCAATTTATTGATTGTCCTTACTATCTTACAAACAGAAGTATTACAGTAACAAACGAGAAGAAAGCAGTTGAACTAAGTCTTTTTAGTGGTGATTTACGAAAATACGGGCTTGTAAAAGCAATGAAAAGACAAGAAAAATCCTAAGTTATTGATTATTAAGCTAATCTTTTTTATGAAAAAGGTTGACATTTGTTTTAGTGATGCTATACTATATGTATAGTAAGAAATTAAGCACTGATTCACAAGAGGGAATACACTATGGAAACAATCACTCGCACCGTAACGCCTAACAGCGCAAAAGCAAGCATTAAACATGCTATTTCAAAAAAGCGTCCTATCTTCCTTTGGGGACCTCCAGGTATTGGTAAGTCTGACATTGTTCAACAAATTACTGATACACTTCCTAATTCACACCTAATTGACATTCGTTTGTCACTTTGGGAACCTACAGACATCAAAGGTATTCCGTACTTTGATTCAAACATTGGCAAAATGGTTTGGGGTGCGCCTAGCGAACTTCCAGACGAAGAATTTGCAAAACAATACGACAACATTGTTGTATTCTTTGACGAAATGAACTCATCTGCACCTGCTGTACAAGCGGCGGCATATCAGTTGATTCTTAATCGTCGAGTAGGTACTTATAAGTTACCCGACAATGTTGTAATTGTTGCGGCAGGTAACCGCGAAGCTGACAAAGGTGTTACATATCGTATGCCTGCTCCGTTGGCTAACCGTTTTGTTCACTTGGAAATGGCTGTTAGCTTTGATGATTGGTTCCAGTGGGCTGTGGATAATCGTATTCATAACGATGTTGTAGGTTTCCTACAATTTAGTAAAAAAGATTTGTATGATTTTGATCCTAAATCTCCAAGTCGTTCTTTTGCAACGCCACGTAGTTGGTCTTTTGTATCTGAACTATTAGATGACGGATTAGACGAAAATACAACAACAGACTTAGTAAGTGGTGCTGTTGGAGAAGGTTTGGCTGTCAAATTTATGGCTCACCGCAAGGTGGCTGCCGATATGCCTAATCCAACAGATATCCTTACTGGTAAAGTCAAAGAGCTACAAACTAAAGAAATCAGTGCTATGTATTCCTTAACTGTATCTCTTTGCTATGAGCTTAAAGAAGCATCTGATGCAGGTGATAAGAAATTTGACTCTAAAGTCAACAACTTCTTACGCTTTGCAATGGATAATTTTGATGTTGAGCTCGTTGTAATGGGTATCAAACTTGCAATTACACAATATGCATTACCCATTGATCCGGACGAAGTGGAGTGCTTTGACGAGTTCCACGATAAGTACGGAAAGTACATTAAGGCTGCACAAGCTGCTGATTAATGTAAAAAGAACGGGTTCTTTTGAGCCCGTTCTTTATTTTTCTGGTTGACAAACTGAGTAAATATTGCTATAATATATACATAAAGTTAGGAAATGAGAGGCACTGATGGCTACAGCAACAGCAAAAGATACTGCTAGTAAATTAAAAAACTGGCAACCAGACCCTAATATTACACCCGAACAATTAGAAGAAATGCGAGTTGAAGTATACGATCGCATTATTGTTGCACGAGTAGGACTGCTACTTCGTCATCCTTTCTTTGGTAATATGGCAACCCGTTTGCGTATTTTGGCAGCAGACGATTGGTTGCCCACTGCGGCTGTAGATGGTCGCAATTTATATTACAATACACAATTCTTTAACGCAATGACAAATAAAGAAATTGAGTTTGTTATTGCACACGAAATCCTACACTGTGTTTTTGATCATTTAGGTCGTAGAGATGATCGAATTCCAATGCTATATAACATAGCTGCCGATTACATTGTAAACAACATTCTTGTAAGAGATCGCATTGGCGAAAAACCTAAGATTGTTGATTGTTTCCAAGATTTCAAATATGAAAATTGGATTTCTGAAGAAGTTTATGATGACCTGTTTAAAGAAGCAGAAGAACGCGGTAAAGAATATTTAGAACAATTAGGTGAACTATTAGACGAACACTTAGATATGAACGGTGACGAGTCTGAAGGTCAAAGCGATAACGGCGAAGATGAAGATTCTAACGGCAATGGTACAAGTAGCAAAAAACCAAAATATTCTAAAGAAGAACTTAAAAAGATCAAAGATGAAATAAAAGAAAATGTCTTGTCTAGCGCACAAGCAGCCGGTGCTGGAAATACTCCTGCCGCTGTGCAAAGAATGATCAAAGAACTTACAGAGCCTAAAATGAACTGGCGTGAAATATTACGTCAGCAAATACAAAGCACTATTAAAAGTGACTATACTTTTATGCGTCCTAACCGTAAAGGTTGGCATACCGGAGCAATTCTTCCAGGTATGAATTTTGACGAAACTATCGATCTTTGTATTTGTTTAGATATGAGTGGATCAATTGGCGATGCGCAAGGTCGAGACTTTTTAAGTGAAATAAAAGGCATTATGGAAGAATATAAGGACTATAAAATTAAAATATGGTGCTTTGATA